TTATAAATTATTTAGTTTATCCAGAACTTCTAACTTCTTTTCTTTCATGACATGAGTGTAAATATCCATTGTGGTAGATATATCCCCATGCCCCATTAATACTTGAACAGTTTTAATAGGAACATCTAGCTCAAATAATCTAGTTGCATAACTGTGCCTAATGCTATGGAAACTTCTATGAGGAATATTTAATTTTTTACAAAGAGCAGTAATTCTTCTTTGAGGTCTTTTTGGTTCAATAGGTTTCCCAGCATCTGAAAATATTAGTCCATTATCATGAGGAATATTATCTAGCATCTTTAAAACTTTATCTGGTAATGGAATTTCTCTTTCGCTGTTTTTAGTTTTTAAATCTTTGAAAATATATTTTAATTTTTTTCCGCTATCTTTATCTTCGTTTGGAACTCTTCTATACTGTCTTTTAACTATCAACATATTCTCATTAATATCATTCCATTGTAGACCTAATACTTCTCCAAGTCTCAAACCTGTAAAAAATGTAAAGTAAATAATACAGTCTACTATATTTCTTTTATCTAAAGTTTTTAAAATCAAATCTTGCTCTTCTTTAGAGAATACACTAATTCTTTCTTTTTTATTCTCTTTTGGCAGTATTATTGCTAAGCAATAATCTTTCATCATTATCCCTTCAATAATCGCAAATTTTATGCATGAGTGGATATGTACATAAGTTCTTCTTATAGTAGTAGGGGAGAACTTTTCTTGTAGCTCATTGAAATATTGTTGTAAGTCCTTTAATGTTATTTGATTAGCCCTTTTTTGTGCAATAGAATAATCTTTTAATCTTAAATTATATGTAGTTTCATAGACTGTAAATGTGTTAGAAGATACTTCTATTTTTTTGAAATTGTTGATCCAGTGTTCAAATAACTTTCCAAACTTTATGTCAGAATTAGATAAAGAATTAGTCTTAGCTTGGTATTTAGCAGTGTTCATTTTATCCAATACAACTGACTTTTTATAGCTTCCAAAACTTTTTCTAATCTGTTTACCATTACTGTCCCAACCGATAGTAATATTAGCTTTATAGTAAGTCTTGCCATTCCTTATAACAGTAGAGATAGTACCTTCTCCATTAGCTTTTCTACCTGCCATACAAAATCACACTCCTTTCAATTTGCATAACAAAACTGAGTATGATATAATTTATTTTAGTATAAGAATAAGAGTAATATCACACTCTATAAACCTTTCATCTGTTGGTAGCAGTTGAGAGGCTTTTTTATTTGTTATCTAAAATTTGTTGCATTTTTGCAAAAAAAATGTTATTATAAATTAACAAAGATAACTTGTGAAGGATTAACACTGAGTTCCCGAACGGGAGTAAGTCAATGGACGAGAATTTCTCATGTGCCTGGGGTTATCTTATTTTTTATTTATATTTTTTTTCAAATCTTCAATTATTGTATCAGGATTTTTTATAATTTCTTCTGTAATAAAATCAACTAAACTTTGTGAATAAGTATATCTACTCCCTCCAACAGTATAATGGAAACTAAATTTATCATTATTCTTTATATCATAAAAGTTTACAAATAAAATAAAATCATACATATTGAAATTATCTTGAGCTTCTTCTCCATTTTTTATTTTAGTTAAAAGTAACCCTTTACTTTTTAATTTCTTATTAACTAATCTTATTATATCTTTTGTTGTATAACTATAAATATTATTAGGATTTTCTAATTGCTTCACAATAGCCATTTTATAATCTGAATTTTTATCAATACCTATAAATAAATCTGCTTTAGCTTTATCTTTGGTAATAAAAAAATGTGTTTGGATAGGAATTGCAAATTCAGAATTATTTTCTTTAATTTCAGAATCAATTTTTTCCATATCTTTTAATATTCTTTTAAGCATATTAGGTGAATATTTTCCTTTTATTTCATTAGTATCTAAATTATTAATTTTCACAGATAAGGTTAAAAAATTTTGTGCGATATAATCAGTTATATCTTTATTATGAAATTCTTTTATTTTCTCAACATAATTAACAACACAAGCTTGAAATAATGGTGCATAAATATACTCATAATCTTCTGTTATAAAATGTGTACTTATATTTCTTAATTCAATTATTCTTTCTATATTTTTTCTTAAAGCTCCATGTTTATCTGTAAATACTTTTTTAATACATAATTCAAGGGTAATAGTTCGTTCTTCTGAATCTTTATAATAAATATTTTTTTCTCCATATAAATTTATAATATGAGCTTTTAACATTAATTCCCAAGCATTACATATAAAAAAGCTAAATCCTTCAACTCTATATTTAATAGTTGGTTTATTATAAATTTCTAAACCCATTATAAAAGCCTCAATACTTTTATCTACCAAAAGTTTAGCTAAATCCAATTTTCTTCACTCTCCCTATTGATTTTTAAAATGTATGTAGTTTATTCTTCGCTCTTATAGTGATATTTGCCGTATCACTACTGGGGTATTTTTTTATTTTGTTACTTCTTTGATAGCTTCAATGATAGAACTAGTATTCCATTTTACAGTTTTAGTTGCAACATTTTGTAAGTACACTGGTGTCCTCTCTTGTCCACGAGGATCTACAACTATAATTGGTTTATTTTTTTCTTGTGAATACTCAACTTCAAATTCTATCCAATCACTATAGTTAGCATACATTCCTGCAATAACAATAACTACACTTGCAGGATTAATTTGTTTTTTTAAAGCCTCCTCTAAAAAAACTTTAATTTCTTTTTTAGATTTTCCTATTGTTAGAAAAGGGTCATGTTTAGGGACACTATAATTTTTCCAATCAAAATTTGAGGCATTATCTAGTAAATTACATAAATTATAATAATCCTCATTATAATCCCACGCATGACTAATAAATAAATGATAACTCATAAAAAACACTTCCTTTCAATTATAAAATATGTTAAAATTAATAATAAAAATATTAAGGTGGTGATATTGTGAAAAAAATGAAATTTAGAAAAAAGCCAGTAATTATAGAAGCGTACCAAACTAAAGTTGAAATGATTATCCCTACATTAGAAGGGGATATGAAAGCTTCAATAGGAGATTGGATAATAACAGGCATTAATGGAGAACAATATCCATGTAAACCTGATATTTTTGAAAAAACTTATGAAAAAGTTTTAGATTAGTTATTTCTTTTCTAAATACTCATTACTGTTAAGTTGAGCCCAGTTAATATTTTCATGAGATATTACTGTTTCACATCTTTCAACAAGTATTTTAAATGGGATATCACTAGAAATATCAGGATTATTGTATACTCCACTTCTAGCTAAAAACATATATTTTTCATGTTTTAAAATCTCAGAAGTTTTTCTGTACTCTATCCAATTTTCTTGAAGTTTACAAAAAATATGAATTGAGTATAATGATGTTAAAGATATTCCTAATGCACCTATAATAAATTTAAAATAAAAACATTCTGATAATGCCATAATAGCTATGGCACCAGTAATTATTAGCTCTACTATTCTAAAAAAATAGTGGAGTTTTTTATTAGAAGAAGATTTTTTAGAATACCAATCAATCTGATCATCTAATCTCTCTCTTATATATGTTTCTTCATCAATTCCCATAATCTAATCTCCTTACTTTTATTCAACTAATATAACATCAGATATATTTCCTAAATTCCATTCAACTTCATTGTATTCTTCACACCAAAGTTTAATTATACCTTTTTCTTCATCAATTTCTAAAATTTTAAAAATATGCTTATATTCTTCTTCAGCATGATAATTTAAAATTTTACAAAAACTATCATTTTCTTTTGCTTTTTTTAACTTTTCTAACTTAATTAAATCAGTAACTGATTTAAATTTTTTATTTTTCCCAATAATTATATCCATAAACCCCATCTCCCTTTTATTTAGAATTTTTAAAATTGTTTAAATAGTTACACCAAATATAATTAATGATTTTTTGAATCTCATCATTATTATCACAGTCTTTATATTTCGCCCGTAAAAATACAGTAGCAAATAAATTAGCCTGTGTTTCTTCCCTCGAGCCTTTGAAAGCTTCAATCTTACTAAATTGTCTTATAGAATCATCATGAAATTCATAATGCCCGACTTCATGAGCTATGACAAAGTCTTTTTCAAAATTTGAAATACTTGAATTAATAAAAATAACATTATCAACTGATAAACCCCTAATACTACTATCTAAATCTACGTATTTTAATATAATCCCTTTATCTTTTATTAAATTATATATATTCCCATATTCTTTACGAAGTTTTAGAGCAGCATTTATTATAGACTTTGTAGTCATTACGCATCACTTCTTCCTTTGTGAAATTAATACTTCTGCATAAGCTGTTGCTAGAGTTTCTTTATCTTCATCAGAAATATCGTTACCCTCATTCATAAACATTACTGTTGACATATTTTTAAATTTTTCTAATTTTACTAGTTCTTCAGCTGTTAATTTAGAAAAAATATTATTTTCTTTTTCTTCTTCCCAGTCGTACTTAAGTCCAGCTTGATATCTATTTTTAATGTCACTTCTTCCCATAAGATAGTCCATATCAACATTGAAATAATCACATATTTCTTCTAACAATTCATAACTTGGTTTTCTTCTACCTTGTTCATACATCCCTATTGCACTAGGAGATATATTTAATTCTTCTGCTAATTGGCTTTGTGTTATTTTTTTTTCATTTCTTAAACTCACAATTCTATCTTTGATTTCAGCCATATAAATCACCTCTTTACATTATTATATACAATATGTGTAAAAAGTCAAGAATATTTTTACACAAAAGGTGTTGACAAAATTTTAAAGTTATGATACACTTGATGTGTAGAAAAAAGAACTTATTTTTTTGGAAATTAACTACACTTAAAGTTGTGTTAGGAGGTGATTTTTATGACGATTGGAGAAAAATTAAAAAAATTAAGGGGGGAGAAAAAAACAAAAGATGTTGCAAAAGATATAGGAATAACCATCTCAGCTCTATCTAATTATGAAAATGACTATAGAATACCAAGAGATGAAACTAAAAGAAAAATAGCAAAATATTATAAAAAATCTGTTGAAGAAATTTTTTTTGGAAATTAGCTACACTTAAAGTTTAGAAAAAAACAAAAAAAAGAAAGAGAGAGTGATATATGAGAAGAATTTTAATTTTAATATTTTTTACTTTATTAATGGGGACACTATCATATTTAGCAGGAAAACAAAAAGGATTTAATCGAAATTTTCTACTGGTCCTGGTAATCCTAATTTACGGCATATATCTTTATATTCTGTCATAAGTGATTGATAAATTTTAAGATAAGTTTTATTCAATAAATCAAAATGAGTTTCATATATTTTATCAGATGTTAAAAATCCTGCATTAGAATTTTCAGAAATTTCTACTGTAATCCGATTAATAATATAAGCATGAAATTCTATAAATAATGATTTGATTTCTTTTGAAAGATATTTAATATTTTTACTAAGAATTTTATCCATATTATAAAAAGTTTCAAAGTAATAAGATATATCTCCACAATCTACTTTCAGTATAACAAATTTTTCTCTGGTAAGAATATTTGTTGTATGCGATATGTAAATAGGGATATATAAATTATCAAGTTTTTCATTCATTAATTGAATATTGTATTCTAAACGTTTTTTCTTCTCATCATTCTTGAGAGTTTTAGAATACATAAAATATGAAAATATTAAAGGTGCAGATATTTCTAACAATCTAAGATAATCCATAATTTAAACCTCCCAATAAAAAAATAATTTACAAAATTATATCTTTTTATTAGGAGAAAATCAAGACAAAGAAAGGAGGCACATGAAACAAAAATCAAGAAAATATAAAAAATACATAAGAAAACAAATAAAAAAACAACTCCAAACTACAGCGAATAGTTTAGAGCCAAAAATAAGTGAAATGTTATGTACTAATCTTCAAAAAGCTCTTGATGATACTTTTTCAAAGTAGAAATAGTAACTCTCGAAGCAATAGTCATTATAATCTCAACCAATTCAGAAGTACTATTTCCAGGTTTTATAATTGACTTAGCTTCTTCAAGACTTTCTTTGGCAATTTTATCAAAATCAATATCTTTTTTCACAATAATCACCTCCAAAAAGAATTATAACACAGTGGAGGTAATAAATAAAAAGGAGGAATATGGAAGAAAATAAAAATTTAGAAAATGAGAAAAAGGTTGAAATAACTTGTAAGCACATTGGCAATATTAAAAAAGTAGAAATAGAGAGTAAAAGAATGGGAGATTTAAAAATAGACTCTATTTCAATAACATTTAAAGAAACAGAGTCTGAGGAAAACTAATTTGTAGAAGAAAGCCATTTTAGTATTAATGAACCAGCAGAATTAATTATATCTGGGTATTTGTTAAGAATGTCAGCAAATTTAGCAAAAGTCCCTTTACTAACAGGCTGATTATCATCAATTACTATTCTGACTCTTTCTAGGAATTTTTCTAAAAGTTCTTGATCTTCTAAAGGTTTTTTAGTAATTAAATTTTCCAAATATTCTGTAGAAGAGTTATCAATAGTAGCAAATTGCTGATTACCTATTATAGCAGAGCCACTTATAGATCCAATAGAAATATTATTTATTTTTTGTTGTTCTCTAGTTCTTTGAGTTTCAGTTTCATATTTAGCAATAACTGCTCTTCTCAAAGGCTTTACATCAACAACAATACATCTCTTACCTGTGTCATTATGAATTAAAATATCATCTTCAAAGATATCTTTAAAATCAATAGTTTGTATGGAAGAAGGATATTTATTAGAGCAGAAGAAAGCAAAAATCTCATCATTTATAATTTCCCCTGCCCTTTCTAATGAAAAGGTATCAGACATTCTTTTGAAAATATCATCATCGTTTTTACTGAAGTCAAAAGACATATTAATCACCTCCTTAGAGATGATTATAGCATAAAAGAAAGGAGAACTATGGAAAAATTTCAAGAAACAATAGAATTTTTAAAAGTGTTGGAAGAAGAAATAAAAAAATTAAAAGATACTAATCAAAAATTATATAAAGAAAATGAGGTACTAAAAAAAGAAAATGACACCTTAAAGATGTCATTAAGTAAATAAAATTATCTTTTTATAAAAGTTGTAGCTTCATCCAATGTTAAACGACATTCAATGAAGTAAAGAAGTGCATGAATAAAGAGTTTCATATCTTGAATATCTTTATCAATGTGTTTCTTAATATAATGAGTTTCATCATTTCCAAGCCAAGTTGAAGCAGTAGCAAGATTTTTAATTTCAGTGTCAGTGATATAAGTTGAAATACATTTACCAAGAAGTAAATTCTCAATTTCCACTTTTTTATCAGGCTTTAAATAAATACAAAAATCTTTTACAAGAAATTCAATAGCTTTTCTATAGCCCATACCTGCTATTTCATTTAATGAATAACTTTCAGCAGTGTTTGATTGGTTATAAATGATTTGAAACATAGGTGAAAGGTTAGCAATTTTTTCAGAGAATATTTTATTTTCTGGATAAATTGGTTCAGAACTTTCAAAAGAATAGGCACAATAATTAGGAGACTTATTATCATACATATTATAATTACAACTTTTATTTATGCCATTAAAAGTAATGATAAAAGAAGATGAACAATGTTTACAATATGTAAATATTTCCACTTTATCTTTATCAGTTACAATGGCTTCTGAAAAACTATGAACAAAAGGAGCGTGACATTTAGGACAATAGTCAGGGACATTAAATTCAATATTTGATTTTTCAATGCTATATTTGTTTAAAAATATTAAATCAGTTACAACAGTTTTCATAATAAACACCTCACAATAATTTTTAACTAAATTATAGCACAAAAAAAGCAAACATGAATTGAAAGATAGAGCTTTAGAAATGCTTTATCAAATGTATAAAATGATGATTGCATAAAATTTAAGGGAGGATAAAAAATGAAAATAGTAAAAATAAATAATGTCCCTGTAAAAGGGATACCTTTAAAAAATATAAAACTAGTAGGTGGAAAAGTAATTATAGATGGAAAAGTAATTGTAAAAAAGTAGGAGGATTAAAAAATGTTACACTGCACAATTCTAAAAAAGTACTGGGATAGAGAAGAACTTAAAGGATTGAATTTTAAAAGAGTACTAAAAATAATAGAAATATTAGAACTTTGGGAGGGAGAAAATGATTGAGTACATGGAAGCTACAACAAAAGATGTAATTAAATACAAAATGAAATGGTTAATCAATACTATATGGAGGTTCTATAACAAATATGTTGAGTTATATGACTTTGGAGATTTATTTTAAAAAGGAGGAAATATGGAAGAAAAGATGATGTTAACAATGCCAGAAACTGCAAAAATTACAGGAATTGGTTTAGCAAAATTGAAACAAATTGCAAGAGAATACTCAGATTTTCCTTACATAAAAATAGGAGTGAAGCATCTTGTGATAAAAGAAAAACTTCCAGAATGGTTTGATAAACATAAAGGAGAAGAGTTATGAGGAAACTAGCATTGATAATAGCTAGCATATTAGCTGCATATAACAAAAGAAAAACATCTGTTGACAGCGACCAAACTAACACAGATGTTTAAGAGAAAATGTCTGGGTAATATTTCACCTAGATTATATCTCAAATTTTATAAAAATTCAAGAGGAAGGAGAAGAAATGAATATAAATGAGTACAATTCTAAAAACATGGGAAAGCAAGTTCTAGTTTTGAGAGAAGATGATATAAAAGTTTTAAATCATTTTGCAAGTATTGCAAAGTCGGGAGAACTTAAAGGGCTGATAGTTGCTGGAAAGTATGTTGGATTTACTGACACATATAGACTTGCATCGATTAAAGATACTCATGAAGCATTACCTGAAACCAATGTAGATACTCCTCTTATGTATGATGTGCTTGATGTGTTGAAAAAAGCAAAATCTTTAGCAGTACTTAAAGATGGAAAACTTGCAATTCAAGTAGGTATTGAAGTTACTGAGTATGAACCTATGAAAGATATAAAAGTTCCAAACATTGCTACAGTTAGAGAAGGGTTAGACTATGGAACTTATACTGAAGCATTTCCATCAATTAATTTTGCTGAAAATGTAGTTTGGAAGATGTTAAAAACTCCAGCAGGACAAGAGCATTACAAGAAGTATTTTAAGTTTGAAAATGGAAAAGTAATAGTTGAAGCTTATCCAAACGAAAACTCTAAGTTAGTTTTAGAAATATTAGAGCTAGAGAAAGATAGAACAAGTTTAGTAACTGATTTAGATTGTAAATACTTAGACTTGTGGTTCAAATGGACTAAAAGTAGTAAGTTTGATTTAGCATTAGGAAAAAACAGTAAATGTGCTATTAAGTTTAGTAAAGACAAGGTTGATTATATCGTTATGCCTTTAAAGGTGATTGAATAAAGAGAGGAGCTAGAGTATGTTTACATTACCAAAGAAAAGAGAAAAGAGAGTTGCTGGAAGACTTACTGAGGTAGTAAGAGTTAGATATTCAACTCTTGAGTATATTGATGAAATGGTTGAGGAAAGTGGCTTATCAAGACAAGAAATAATAGATAGAGCAATTAGATATGCTTATGATAATTTAGAATGGGAGGAAGAATAATGAAATTATATGAAATAACAAGTGAAATGAGAGCTTTAGATGAATTATTTTTAAGCTGCATAGATGAAGAAACTGGAGAAGTTAAAGATGATGGTGTGATTGATATTTTAGAACAAGAATTAAAATTACAATTGCAAACAAAAGGAGCAGGAATAATCAAATCTTTTAAAAACTCTGAAGCAATGTTAAATGGAGTTGATGAAGAAATAAAAAGACTTCAAGCTTTAAAAAAATCTATTTCTAATCAAATAAATAGTAGAAAAGAATACATAGTTAGAAATATGGAAATGATGGGAATTACTAAAATAGAAACTGAACTTGGAAATTTAAGTTTAAGAAAATCAAAATCAGTAAATATCTATGATGAAAGCTTAATAGATAAAAAATTTATTGAGATAGAAACAAAAGAAAAAATCTCAAAAACTGAAATTAAAAAAGCTATTGAAGCTGGAGAAAATGTGCAAGGTGCAAATATAGTAGAAAAGAATAGTTTAAATATAAAGTAAGGAGGATAAATGAATAAGATAATTTTTATAGATACAGAAACAGGTGGAGTTAATCCAGAAAAAGCTGCACTAATACAACTTTCAGGAATAATAAGAATCGATAAAAAAGATGTAGAAAAATTTAATTTTTACATAAAACCTTTTGAAAATTCAGAAGTAACTGAAAAAGCTTTGGAAGTTCAAGGAAGAACATTAGAGGAGCTAAAAACAGATAAATATGTTGAAGAAAAAGAAGTTTACAAACAATTTATAAATATTCTTGATAAGTATATAGATAAATATGATAGAACAGACAAATTTATTGTTGCTGGATATAACGTAAGGTTTGATGTTGACATATTGAAAGCATTTTTTCAAAGACATGGAAATAATTTCTTATTTAGCTATTTAGATTCTTCTATGTTAGATCCTTTGTACTCAATTAGATTATTACAGATAGCTGAAGTATTACCAGTTTTAGAAAATAATAAACTTGAAACTTGGTGTAAGCACTTTGGGATTGAATTAAAAGCTCATGATAGTTTAGAAGATATAGAAGCAACAAAAAAACTTATTGGAAAGTTAATCTCATTAATTAGGAAGTGATAAATATGGCAAATATGATAATGGTTCTTGGAGAAAGTGGAACAGGAAAATCTACAAGTATTGAAAACTTAAATGAAAAAGAAACTTTTATTATTCAAGCTGTCGATAAACCTTTACCTTTCAAAGGATTTAAAAAAAGATATTCTTTAAGAAGCAAAGAAAATCCAAAAGGAAATAGATTTATAAGTGATAGACCTGAAATAATTATGAAAATTCTAAGCACTTTGGATAAGGAAAAAGAAATAAAAAATATTATTATAGACGATTCTCAATACATAATGGCTAATGAATTTATGAGAAGAGCAAAAGAAAAAGGTTATGAGAAGTTTACTGAGATAGGGCAAAACTTCTATAACTTAGTTGATAAAGCTAATTCTATGAGAGAAGACATAAATGTAATCTTTTTACAACATATAGAAGTTACAGATGATGGAAGAAAAAAAGCAAAGACTATAGGTAAATTGATTGATGATAAGGTAGGTTTGGAAGGTAGATTCACTATAGTTTTAGCAACAGAAATTGAAGATGGTGTTTATTATTTTAGGACCCAAAACAATGGTAATGATACTTGTAAAAGTCCGAAAGGGATGTTTGATGAATTAAGAATTCCAAACGACTTAAATTATGTAATACAAAAATCAAACGAATATTTTAATTAATAATAGGAGGAAATAAATATGATGAATTTATGGACAGAAAATGAGGAAGATTTAAAAGAAGAAACTAAAGAAAAGAGTGGAGTAGTTGATAAAAGTGGAGTGTACAACTGTACTATTGAGGAAGCATTAATAATAAGTGGTAAAAATGGTTCTCAATCTAAAGGGCTTAAATTAGTTTTAAAAACTGATGAAGAGCAATATTTTTATCCAGTAGAATTTTTTATAAAAGCTGATGGAACTGAAAACGAATATGCTAGAAAAAAATTAAATAAATTAACTTATTTATGTAAGTTAAAAAATAAGGACCTGGTTCCAGTAGAAAGTCCAAACAAAGTTTTTATCCCTGCACTTGCAGATAAAAAAATTGGTGTAATAGTAGAAGTTAGTTTAAATGGAGAGTTTTTAAGATATAACATCATTGGATATTATGATATTCAAAGTAAGAAAACTGCTGATGAAATTCAAAATAAAAAGAATCCTGAAATTTATGAAAGATTTAGAAAGAAATTTGAAAGTGCAGCTGCCATTAAGAAACCAAGTAATAATCATACTGAAGAAAAAACAGAAGAAAATAACGAGGATTTACCTGAAGAATTTCCGTTCTAATGGAGGGAAATCATGAAAATAAAACATTATGGAGATGAGGCAAGACTGGATTACTGTCCAGTCTGCCAAAAAGTAAAAAAAGATAATCCTTGCTTTTCTGTAAATGTAAATAGTGGAAAGTATATGTGCCACTCAACTGGAAAAAGTGGGCATATAAGTGAATTTCCAGAGATACAAAAAGAGTTAAATATTAGTGGAATAGAAGAAAAAACAGAAGAAAAGAGAATTTATGATTTTTCTTCTTTAATATATAACTCAAAAAAATTAAATAAAAAATGGCTTGAATATCTAAAAAGTAGAGGCATAGAAAACGAAGATAACATTAACAGACTATATAGAATGGGCTCTCATGAAAGTATGATGATTCCTGTTACTAACGGTGAAACTGTTGTTGGAGTTAAATATAGGAGTCTAGATAAAAAGCTATGGAGTGAGAAAGGTAGTTGCTTAGACTATCTTTTAAATTGGCAAAATATAACAGATTTTGATTATTTAGTAATTGTGGAAGGTGAAATAGATTTACTTAGTGCTTTAGAAGCTGGAGTAGAAAACACTGTTTCATTGCCTTCTGGAGCTACAAATATTAAATGTATCAAAATGCAAAAAAATTGGCTTAGTAAATTTCAAAAAATCATCATTGCAACAGATGATGATGAAGCTGGAGTAGAAGCAAGAAAGAGAATAGTAAATGAATTAAAAGATTTATTAATTCCACTTTATAAGACTCATTTTTACAAAAAGAAAGATGTTAATGAAGTTTTAATGAAAAATGGAAAAGATAAAGTTTATGAGTATTTATTAAATAAACCATCTCAAATAAAAACTGGATTTAAGAGTTTTAAAATTGATGATGGAGGATATATCTATTATGGTGGAGAAGAAACTGTTAGAGTTAGTAATTTCTTAGTTGAGGTAGAAGCTTTCTCTGAAAATTTTTTAATAGGTAAAGCTATAAATAATGGAAGAGAAAGAAAGTTTAAAGCTAGAATATCTGATCTTTTATCTATAAAAGGAATTGCGGAAGCTATGGGAGTGTATTTAGCTAGTCCATCAACAATTCCAAAGTTTATTGATTGGCTAAAAGAAGAGAACCAGGAAAAATACATTGAGGAAATAGAGTATTACGGAATAAGAAATAATAGATACTATGATGAAGATTCAGATGTTGTTTGTGATAAGAGAGATTTAAAAATTACAAAAATTTCTGAAATAGGAGCTCTGACAGCAGAAGATAAAGAATGGCTTGAAAAGAATTTAATTCATATGAGAAGTGATATAAATCAATCTTTATTAGGAATTTGCTGGGCATTAGGTAGATTTCATACTCAAGGAACTTATCCTATCCTAGAAGTTTCTGGAACAACAAGTATTGGGAAAACAGAATATGTTGAATTTATTTCAAGATTATTGTTTGGTGGAAGGGAAAATATAAAAAGTTTATCCACTCTATCTAATCATCAAATAAGAAGCTTTAGTAGCTGCTCAAATATCACACCTTGGGCTATAGATGAAGTTAAGATAACAGGTAAATTTCAACTAGAAAAAATGAACGATTTATATTCAACTATTAGATCTGTTTATGATAACAAAATTATAAATCAAGGAAATACAACTAATAAATTAGCTGAGTTCCATCTGTGTACTCCACTTATTATCTCAGGAGAAACAAAATTAAGTGATGTGAGTATACAAAATAGAATGATAAGTACAAGTCTTACCAAAAAGAACAAAGGTGATTTTGAAATTTATAAGAAACTTAAAAATAGCGACATTTTAGAAAAACTTGGTAAAACTGCTTTAATGGATAGGCTTGAAAATGGAGTTATAGCTACTGACAGTACAATTTTAGACAAAGTAAAAGATGAAAGACAACTATATAACCTAAATTGTTTGTTAAAAGGTTTAAAAGCCCTCTCAAGAGTTTTAAAAATAGATATGAAAATTATAAGTAATTTTGTAAGTTTTTTAAATACAGATTTTTCAAAAGAGTATACAACTACTGATAATTTTATTGAACTCTTAAAATTAGTTGAAGATGCAGGGATAGAAAATTTAGAAAGTTTTTATGTATCAACTCCTAACGAACATTGGGCTAGATTTCAACTTCTTTATACGGCTATTGATGAGCAAAAAAGAAAAACTAATTCTACACTTGAGTTATTAGATATGAAAACTTTAAGAAAGCAACTTGTAGAAGAGGAATTTATAGTTTCAAATAGTGAAGTTAAGAAGATTAAAGACAATTTTACAGGAGAAGCAAAAACATATAAAATAGCTAAATTTAAAATAATAAAATAGATAAGGTTACTGCTTTTATTTAATAATACCAATATAAAACAAAAAAGGTTACTGTTGGTTACTGTAAAGGTTACCCCTGAACATGCGATAAAATGGCTAAGGTTACCGAGTTACCGCAAAAATCAACATAGGACAGATAAATATTTAGGTATATATATTAAATTTAACTATATACCTAAAATAATATAGAAAAAATCAAAAAATAAGGTAACTCGGTAACCTTTCCCATAAAATGCTAAGTTGAACGGTAACCAAAACGGTAACCTAACGGTAACTTTATAAAAAAAGCAGTTCTATAGCTCTATTTATGGCAATTAGAACGGTAACCTAATTTTAAATATAAAGAAATTATACCAATATAGTATATATTAAATAAAGTATTGGTATAGAAAGGAAAAATATGCAAATAATAGAGTTCTGGTATATGTGTTTATCTGCAAATTCTTCTCAAGAATTACTAAATTTAGTAAAAAAACATAAATGGCACTTTGAACACTTGAAGCCACAAGCACAGGAGTATTTAAGGAATTTATATAAGATTTATAGAAAAAATGAAGAAGCATTATATAAATAAAAACGGAGTAAAAATATGGGGAAGAAGATAGATGTCAATGAGATAGTAAATAAGAGATTTAAAAATAAAAATGATGAAGATTTTTATGTTATTAAGTATCTGTTTAAAGAAAAAAATAATTACTGCTATGATATTGAGTTCATTGAAACTAAAAATATTCAAATGGCTACTCTCAATCAAATCAGAAAAGGAACTTGCATTGATATAGTTCAAAGAAAGAAAATGAAAAGAATTCAAGAAGAGTTAAGGTTAAAAGAAAGAAATAGGTTAGTGAAGCAACCTAAAAATCAAGTTTCTATCCCTTCTAATATCAAAAATATAAATGTTTTGAGTATCGATTTAGCTACTAGATCAGTTGGTATTGCTTATTCTTGTAAAGGGAAAATAGTGAGATGGAAAACTATAAAAGCTGATTTAGAAGATTTTAGAGAAAGAGGATATCTGATTATTAATGAAATAGTAAAAGTATTGGAAACTTCAAAAAAAATAAAAGGTGCAGCAATAGATTTAGTTATTGTTGAGGACACATATTTAGGTTTGAATTCTAGTATATTATCTATTTTATCTGAGATAAGAGGAATGCTTACATATAATTTAAAAAAATTAAAAATAGATTTATTGTTAGTACCAGCTGTATTTTGGAAAAATAAATTTAATAATTTACCGCTTGAGAGAAAAGAACAAAAAGAATTTATGATGAATAAATTTAATGAGTTTACAGGAAAAATAGCAGATAGTGATGATGTTGCAGATGCTTATATGATGTTAAAAGCTTGTTTAGGGGGAATTGATGCTGAATATAAAAATTAATAAAGATGGTGTATTTTTTGAACAAAATGGAGAAGTGGTAAGAATTGAAGATAAAACTGTTGATGAATTAACAAAAAAATTAGTCACTTATATATGTGCGAGAGATAATGTGAGTTTTAAAATTTATGGAAATATATTAGCTGCTAAGGAGGATAATAAATGAGTTTAGGAAAAAGAGTAAAAGAATATAGAGTAAATAATAATATAGATCAAAAGGAACTTGCTAAAAAATTAGAAGTCACACAACCTTATTTGTCACATTTAGAATGTGGAAAAGTTGAAGCTAGTGAAAGACTTAAAAATAGAATATTAAAAATTATTGAAAACGGGACTCAAGAAACTACTGAAACTGTTGAAACAGATAATGTTAAATCTCCAAAGCATTATATGCTTGGTGATTTAGGGATTGAAGTAAAAGATGTCATTTTTGAAGTTGTAAAAGACATGAAAGGTTCTGAAGCTGTTTGTGTTGGAAACATTTTAAAATATGTAATGAGAGCTAGAAAGAAAAATGGAATTGAAGATTATAAGAAAGCTTATGAATATCTTGGATATTTGTTGGAGGAGTTATGCAAAAAATAAGAGTTACTCACAAAGACGGAGATATGCAAGGAATTACATTGATGTACTTAATTAACAAGTACTTGAAAATTAATAGAGAACTTTGGGATAAAGAAGACATGATTCTTAATAGATATTATAAAGCTATACTCACTAGGACTATAAAAGCATCAGATAAGATTGTAGATAGATTTAAAAGTCAGATTAATTATCACGTTGAGAAAGATGTTATCAAAATTTTAGATGAAGTTTTTGCTGCTTGTGAGCATAAAGAAACTAGTGATAATTTGGAACTTCTTAGAACTATGTTTCTTGTAATTATGATGTTTGGAACTATTAATTCACATAAAAGAAATATGATAGGAGTAGTTCTAAAATCTATGATAACCGATGTAGTTAATATATTTGAAGATTTTAAAACTATGTGGCTTAGAGAAATTGATGATAGTGTCGTGAGATTGGAGGAAGCTGGCGTATGTTGACGAGCTTTGGAGCAAAGCAAGGGATAGGAAATAGGAGGAGACAATGTGGGTATGTAAAGAATGCGGGGAAAAAATACAAGGCTATTATGTTGGATATGTTGATATAGATAAAAAAGGTTGTGCAATAGATGGAACACAAGAGGAAGAGGAGCTTATAAGATACACTTGTGCTTGTTGTAGAATTATAAAATTTGGAGAACTTAAAAAGCTTGAAAAAGTAGCTGATTGGATGGAGGTTGAAGATGTGGAGATGTAAATTTTGTGGATGTACTAAATTTAAAGTAGGTGTTAGTGCTTATGTAAATGCCGATTTTAATATTATTGGAATGAAAAAAATAGATGAAACTTCATTCGAGATTATAGCAGAAGAGAATGTCGAATGTTGTGAATGTGAAAATGATGGAAATTATATACAAGATATAGCTGAATGGGGGGGATGAAAATGGAATTTAAAAGACCTGAAACTTTTGAGGATATATTAAATCTTCAAAAGCATTTAGATGAAAGAATGAATAATACTAGAGAAAGAACAGAAGAAGATATTAAATTATCTTTAATAGCTGAATTAATTGAACTCAACGAAGAAACAAAATACAGTCATAAAACGTGGAAAACTAAGGAATACAATAGAGATAAAGAACTAGAAGAACTGACTGATGTTTATTTCTTTTTTGCACAGCTAATAAATAATAAAAAGGGGAGAGATGGTCGATTTAAAAAAGAATATTACTGTCGCGAGTTTGAACTTTTTCCAAGTTATTATGCAGGCAGTCATTTTACGAGACTAATCTATAATTTGGTAGATAACAATTTTAGCTGGTTTTTTGGAGGTTTACTAACTTGTTCTACAAAACTAGGCTATACAAAAGAAGATATTTTAAATTGCTACTATGAAAAGTGGCAAAAGAATATGCAAAGAATTGGGAAGGAGTGGAATTAGTATGGTTGAGTATTTACAAGAATTAAGAGTAAGAGATGGAAACCAAATAAGAATTATAAATAGCTATGTTTTCAAAGAAAAGCATATGACAGAAGATGAGTTAGAAGCAAAGAAAATTCAATTTTCTAAAAAAATAAGAGATATTTACTCTTCTGATGGGAAAAATTTAGAGATTATAGATAATATAATAACTGAGGTGAATTAAAATGGAGATTTATATAAGAGTAATTATTATTCTTTTTATGTTTCATTTTGGAGTTATAGGGCTATTTGGGATAAATTATGCAATGAATGATAATAAAACTAAAAAAGATGCGGATAGAATTAACTTCTACATATTACTAGGATTTGTTGTGCAAATAGTAGGATATTTTTTATGGAAAAGTGTTGTATAAAGGAGTGATGTAGATAATGTCAACACAGGAGCATAAAAGAAATAAATATAAAGATGAAAAAGAAATATTTGAGATATATAGAAAATACAGTAAAAGAATAAAAATATTATTAAAAAGGCTCAATAATCCTATTTTAATAAAAGGCTATAGTTATGATAAATTGGGGACAAGTGGATTTCAAGAAGTTAAGTCAGATATAGAGAGAATTTCAGATTTAAGGTCAAGAATAATAAATGACATAAACAGATGTGAAGAATTTATTTATAGGGTAGATAGTGCTATAGAATTGTTGAAAGATAATAAATATTATGATGTTATTAAGTTTAGATTTATTGAAGGAAAAACACTTGAAGAAACTGCAGAAGAGTTACAAGTATCGACTACAACTGTAAATAAGGCAGAAAATGAGTTACTAAAAGAGTTAAGACTACATTTCAAAATCCAGAATTTTAGATATTTTTAATACCTTAACTTGAATAATGCTTGATAATAAGTTGATAACAGATTTATTGTAAGTTAATTATTAATATGTTAATATGTTATCATGTGGCAAAGATTAAAGATTTCTCTTTAAAAATTGAATAATAGTAGTTTAGAGGCTCTACTATAAAAAGCCTCTATCCAAATATGGTGCATCGGGCTAATATCCTGGCTAGACGCGATAGTCTTTCATTGGTGAGAATCCAATATGCACGCCATTAAATATCAATACTCTCGTGATTCTTAAATGAATAGGATACGTCCTCTACGAGAGTTTTTTTATTTATAAATAATTGGAGGTGAAGTGGCATTGAAGTTGAATGCAAGGCAAAAATCTTTTTGTGAGTTTTATGTAGCATCTGGAAATGCTACTGAGTCTGCGATAAAATCTGGATATAGTGAGACATATAGTAAGACAAGAACCAATGTTTTATTACAGAATGTCGAGATTTGTCGATATATAAATGAACTACAAGAAAAAGCCAAAAGTAGTAGAATTATGACAGCTATTGAGAGAAGAGAATTCTTAACTAAGTTGATATTAAAAGAAGAAACAAAAGATACTGATAGATTGAAAGCAGTTGATATATTAAATAAAATGGATGGAGAGTATACTCAAAAACTAGAAGTTAAAGGAGAATTAAAATCAGAAGATCCTTTTAAA